ATACTTTACTACAATGCAATGTATCATAACCTCCTTTTTGATTAAGATAGTGCAAAGTATAAACTGTGTATCTTGGCTCACATTTAATAAAACATCTTATCAATCCTGTATTTGTAAATTCTCTTACAGTATATGAAGCAGTACCTGCAGGTAATATCGGATAAGTACCTGTAACTAATCCTGATGCTATTGATGTCAATCCCTTAACTCCGATATCAATACATTGGTATTGGTCACCTATTAATCCTGTAGTTGCTGATGGTCTTGCAATACTTGAGTTACTTAGTATATTACCATCCACATCAAATGTTCTTATTCTTAGTTGTGGTAAATCTGTTGTATTTCCAACCGTACCTAAAAAGTAAACATAATTACTTCTATCATTGTAAACATTTAAATCACCTATTGCAGTTAGATATTTATAGTTAGATGTAGTTGAATTATACAAATAATCGTCAGCATTGTAATAAGCAAATGTTTGTGTATCTAATCCAGCATTCCATACATTGTAAGTTAAATCAGTACCTGAAGCATAGGTCGGAGTACTACCATAAGTTTCACCGATATTTACTGTTATTTGTCTATAAGAGTTAACACATTTCTGCCATCCATAACTATTATCGTCAAAGAAATTAACCATGTATTTCTCAGCATAGGCTGCCGCATCAAAATAAATCTTATTAGTTCCGTAAACAGGTTCTATCTGTTCAGTCCATTGAGTTGATGTCGTTACATCGGTTACTTTAACTGTAAATTTAAAGTTAGGTTGAGCAGTTTGGTTAGAACTTGCAATAAACCAATTCTCATTGTATGCAGGTGTTGCTTTAGTTGTTGATGGAGTTTGTAATAATGCTACTGCCATTTTATATTCCTGTTAATTGTATTGTTATATCTTTGCCTATTATCTTAGCCACATCTTGCTCTAATTTATCTATCCTACCATCGTTAATTACTCTATCTCTAAATGGCTTAGGTTTGATACCATTCCTACCGATTGAACGAGCCATAATCCAAGCAAATTGTTTAACTGCCTTTAAGTAAGTTGGTTTCTTTTTAGCCTTAGTAATATCAAGCATAATATCTTGTACCTTGATATTATTTTTACCCATATATTCCTTATCGAATACCGATGGAGGTGGCATTTTACCTTTCTTTCTACCTTTCTCTATATAATACCAATAATCACCGGATGCTCTAATCTTTAATGTAGATGTACTCTTATCAACTTTTAATTCAGGGTTGAATTGTAACGCTGCTTGTTGAGGTCCACCTCTACCACGTTTACGACCATCCTTTAAAGCCTTATTCATTGATACTTCTAAATCCTTTGCTAACTGAATACCAAAGTTATCAAGTAACTGCTTTAATTGACTTTGTACGTTATCTGCCATTGTTTAATAACTTCATTCTATTTATTTGCTCTTCAACTTGTGCTTTCTCTTTTAAGTAACTTAATCTATTTAAAAACCTAATAACCTCCCATTCATATATCGCATCTTCAATTATTGGATTACCTTCGCTCATTTCAATTATTATGTGTTGCCATCCCCAATATCGCTCAAAATCCCCTCTTGGATTAATTGCATTATCTCCTCTATCCTCTCCTGTATTATTTTCTCCGCTTCCAAATAAGCTACCGAAGTTTTGCTCAAGTGCAGTAATGCTCTTAAACAAAAAAAAACAACCGGATAGATATGTGCAATGCTTTGTTTCTTTAATTCCTTAGCTAATTCTTTATGATATTTATCACTATATTTAAAACCCTTCCAAGTTAGTTTCTCATAACATAAGGCACCAATATCGCATAAATTATCTATAGCCTTATTATCTTGCATTAGAGTACTGATTGATACATACCTTGCAGTATTTAAGTTCTCAGCATCTAATGTGGCTCTATATAAATTGCCTTTGATAAATAAGTACTTTTTTGGATTCTTATTCCATTTTTGAGACTTTAAGAAAGATAGCAATACAAAGTATCTTCTTACTTTCTTTATTTCAATAGCTTCAATCTCAGCAACAGAAAGTCCTGAAAGTATAGATAATATCTTAACTTGGTCGTCTAAATTACCATTAATCAATGGCTCAATTTGCTGATACTCTTCTACTTTAAGTTGCTTATAAGATGTTGGTATTCTCATATATATTAAATTACAATATTTATAAAATATTTGTGTATATTTGTTAAGTTGTTTTGTTGTTCTATGAGGGCAGGTTTGTTCATGTTTTCCTGCCCTCTTTTTTTACATAAAACTATACTTACCTGTATTCTTACCTATCTTATTTAATGCTACATATCTAATAGCATCAATGCAATTATGAACTAATATACCATTAGCTATATATTCATGGCAATCTTCTACCATTAAATCATAAACTAAATCATTATAACTTTCGCCTATCTCGAAGTGCTTTAGCTTTGCAGTTGTTATGGCAATATTTTGATATTCCTGAGTGTCTTGTTTTATATTCTTTTTTGCATTGTTCACATATTTTAATTGAGTACTTTCTATTAACCCATGATTGTTTTCCGTGTTTTTTATGCCATTCTTTTCCTTCATCTGATTGATGCCATTCTTTAGCGGCAATAATACCTTTAGAATGAAAGTTATTAAACCATTCTTTATCTTTAATAAATCTTTCTTTACCATGTTTTGATAAATGTTTATTGACTTCAACCAATTCCAAGTTATCAATGTTATTATTCCAAGTGTTATGGTCTTTGTGATGAATATGAAAGCCTTTAGGAATAATTCCATTATAAAATATCCATACATCTGTATGCATTCTTTTATTTCCTTTTGAAAAATATCTTTCTTTAGGATATAAGTAGTATTGTTTATTATTGAAGGTTTGTGTAGGTAAACCGTTTGTTCCAATTGTAATTTTGATATTTGTCTCCATTCGTATATTGTTTTAATTTTATGTTCTTTAGTTGAACATAAAGATACATTAAATATACCTAATTGCATCGAATAATTATTTACTTGACGTATTCCGTTATTAAAAGTTTTTAACACCGTTTTATATCCTTGAGAGGTTAATACTTTATCTCCTACTTTTATTTCATCTATTCTTACTTGACCTTTTAAAGTAGTTATCATTGTGCTTCCTACAAAACAATGATTATTATAATCTACAGGAACGTTTGGCTTTCCATCAATCCATTTATAAGATCTAAACTCTTTAATCACATTAACAGAATCCCTTGTTATATTTATCTTAAATGCTTTTAAAGTATCGATTGAATTACGAATACTATCAGGTCCTTTGTTTGCACCATCGACATTAAATCCACCTCGTCTTAAATCTTCGATTGACTTAGGCTCTGCACTATCTGCAATAATGTGCATTTGCTTTGTAATACCTAAATTATGTAGCTTGTTAATTATATCTGAGTTGGTTAGTCCTGTTTGATAGATTAATTCTTTAATTATCAATTCACCATTGTGCCTAAATACTTTTACTAATGTTGTAGGGTCTTGAGTGAATCCAAAGTCCATCCCTAATCCGATTAGTTCAGCATTCATTGGTATATCGTCTATAATATCAAAGTTACGGAATATCAATCCCTCAATCTTACCAGTTAATCCACGAGCATAGACTTTAAATAGTTCCATGTCTTTGAATCTTAGGCCCTCAATCTTATCTCTTATCTTTTGTGGTACAAATGGATTGTGCCTGTGGTCCGATATGAATAGCTTTGCATTGCCTTGTTTCAGTAATTGCTCATGTACCCAAAACTCAGCATTTGGATTATAGTCAATGTAAACTTGTTTCTTAGTCCTCATGTATAACTCATTGAATATATCGTAACTTATACCCTGCGCTTCATTGATAAATAGATAATCTCTTTTACCTGACTTAGCACCTTGTGAATCTTCATAAGATTTAAACTCCATAACTGAACCATTAATGAATGTAAATATCCTATCTGATTTGTTATAATCAGTTACAAATGACTTTAATACTTCGGAACTATTATAGATATCTAAAGCATCTCTTAATGCACCTGCTTTAAGATTAGGTATTGATTCACCTACAACAGTAATAACATTGTAATTACTAACTGCTTTAGTAAATAATACTTGTAATATAGAATATGTTTTGCCTTATCCCCCCACCGAATAGATGGGGGTTAATAACCGGAACTACTGCCACCCTGATTAATCAGGATATCTTCTGTGGCATTGTAGTTCGCCTCAAATAAGCAAGATGTTTTAAACATAATTAATTCAATACATGGTACACAAACTCACTTAATACTTTAGAATAGTACATCTCATAAGTTAGTGTTAATTCATCTTCCATTAATCTAATGTAATATCTTTTTCATTATTAGCTATTGGTGCATCTGACTTAATCACCTCAACTTGAATATTCTTATTAAGATTTTCATTCTTACTTTCTACTCTATCTGTCATACCTAATTTATTCTTAGCATAGAATATACCCTTACCCTCATTTGCAACAATATCAACTGCTAAAGAGTTAAATTTATCATCTATCTTTTTTATAGTGTCCTTTTTAAGGTCATTATCGCTCTTTAACCAATCGTAATATGTATTCCTTACAATTGTATCCCCTTTATTAAATGGTAGCCATATATTCAAGAAAAACGCTATTGTAGGTATATGTCTTTCTCTTTGATTAACTATCTTACCTGAGCCTGTAGCTACTTCCTTTGTATGATTTAAACATACATCAATATATTCATCTGCCCAAATAGGTAAATTCTTTATAAAATCTTCTGACTTGCTATTCATTTCCAAAAGTATTGCATTTGATATTCATCGTTCATCGTCCTTGTCCTTTGTATTGTTTAGTCTGTTTATCCTTTGGAGATTTACGCTTAAAGGCTTTACCAACCTTACGCTTACCAAAGTTTAATTTGTTATTTATCTGTTTATCCTTTGCCATAGTTTAGTATAATTTGTAGGATAGTTTAATTCTTTAATTAATGTATAACCTTTAGCATTAAAGAATTCAATCCATTCAGATTGCTCTTTAACATTGATATGTCCCCAATCAGCATCCCATGAAGTCTTATTAGATGTTGAACTAAATAAGATGTAGTTAGGTTTGATTAACTTGAATAAACTATTTAGTTCCTTATCAGTCATGTGTTCAGCTACTTCAATAAAATTCATTAAGTCGGTAGTAATCGGCTTATCTATTATTGTAAGTTCAGGAAAGTTAGTTTTGATGTAATTCTTATGTGCATCCCAAATTTCATAAGCAAAAGTCTCATAACCTGCTTTGCGATATGCTTCGGCATAAACACCTGTTCCTGCTCCAAAGTCTAAAACAGATTTGAAAGGTATATCTAATTGTTTTACTGTTTGTCTTGTCAGTTCAACAAAAGCCTCATTACTTGCTGAGATACCCCATTCTAATTCATTAGATAAAAATTGCTCAGGTGTTATCATTCGTAATGCATATTTATTTTAAGTTCATTAATCTTATGTGCCTTCGCTTCGATTGAGCCTAAAGCATAAACATTATGCTCAGGAATACCGATTGAGTTTGCCATTGGAGTTAGGTCCGCTTTGTTTTTCATTGATGAAATAACATAACAAGTATCACCATTAGCAATTAGTTTCTTAGCCTTTAGCTTATTAGAATCTAAATGTATATTGTCAAAAGATACCTTAATGTTATTTGTTTTCATTATCAATCTCTTTTAATTTACGAATTGCCCAGTTAATACCTGCATCACCACCCCATGCATCCCACATCAAACCTCCACAGCCTTCGGAGTAAGGAACATCTTTATGTTGTTGATGTCTTTTAAACGCTGCCATTCTTGCAATAGTATCTCTACTTATTGGTTCACGTTTGGCTAATTGATTTGCTCTTGCCTTACCTGTAGCTTCGCCACAACTGCCCCATCCATGTTTATCAACCCAAGCTAAAGCACGTTTAGCATTATTAGTTGCACCCTCAGGATAGTCATTGTAAGAATCTGCATACTTGCTAACCTTAGCCATTTTAGATTCTGACCACTTAGATTGACAAATAGCATATCTTTGTTCGGTATCATATTCCTGCATATCAGGATAAGCCATACATCGAGATATAAACTCAGGCTTTGATTCTTTGGCTGATGGTGTTGGCATACTATATTAAATTACAAAATTTTTATATATTTCGTACCTTTTTTCTGAAAGTAAATCTAATGAATATTTTTTAACATCCTCCTTTAATTGTTGGGCCTTATCAGTAACTATTGATGGATTGTTTAAAATATATCTTTGCCATTCAAAAAAGTTCTTTTCTGATAACAAAAATGTATTGTTTTTGTTAC